GAGAATCCAAATAACTTTGACGACATAATGATTTATGGTTTAGTCCTTTCAATGTATTTATGAAAGGACTAAACCCAAGATATCACGCTTCTTCTGGTTCGGATAATTGTCCTCTATTCCAAGAATTAACTTGGAATTCTACAGTAAACTCTTCAATCTGATCGCCATTGTCATAAGACAAATCAATCTGAGAAACATTAGTTGGGAAGATATCAATAAAGTTATACTGTGCCAGTACAACATTATTTTCGCCAGAATTATCTTGACTTGAGAATTCCTTACCCCTACCAAGTTGATAAACAGTAGCGTTGGACATATACGCTGCTGGTAATGTAGCACCCATGTTATTAGAAAGTTTCGCCATGTGCTCTATCCATGCCTCAAATGCATATCTGAGACCAAAGTTTTCATCGTTGATAACTGTTACAGTCCAGGTATCAACAGTTCTGTCACCAGCAACTTTGAAGATGCGTCCTCTAAAAGGAACATCGATTTGTGCAATATTGGAAGCAGGAAGTGCTGCCGACTTACACATGAATTGGAATGTATCAGCATCCCATGCACCCGAAATAGCATCGGGGAAGGTTGTTAATTCAACCTCAAACAGATTGGGGCGGGCACCGCCACCAATAAGTCTGGATTTGAATGCCGAAAGGTTTTTGTTTGCTCTTGTAGCCATTGTTTTACTCTCCTTTAGATATTTATGATAAGGCTAAATCAAACTCTACCTGCTACTTCTTCAAAACTGACACCCGTGCGTGTAGCAACGAATGTCAAAGTAACATAGTTGATGGACTTGGCAGGTTTCAGATAGATATCTGCTCTAAACTCATTGTTATCAATGATGTCAGGAGTGTTGTTGGTTTCATCGCAAACGACGAGGAATCCAAAGAGACCTCTCTTCGCTTCAACATCACGGAGATAAGGTTCAACAATGTTTCTGAAGTTTGCTCTTGTCAACTCATCGTTGAGTTCAAAGAGTTGTGCGTTCGCTGCACTCTCAAGTGCTTGTTCGATAGTAAGGAACAAACGACGAACGTTAATTCTGTCAAATGCGGATGCATAAGACAATGCGGTTTTGTCTCCGAAGAGATATGTTCCTGTTCCAGACTGAGTTACAAAAGAGTTAATTCTGTTAGGATACAGTTTGTCTCTCTGTGCCTTAGATGGATTGTATGCAAGTTTGACTGCATTATTCAATGTACCTCTTGCCTGACCTGCAGGTGAGAACCATGGGAAAGCAACAATGTTTGTACGAGTCATCATACCAGCAACGTCAGCGTTGCAAGGAAGATAACGGAACTTATTGTTAAAGCGGTCATACATATACTTATAACCACTGTCAAACACAGCGTATGATGAAGAAGTCAAAGGACTAAAGTACTCAATTAAGTTATTAGTCTGAGTTGTAGTGTTTGATTGACCAACTAAGTCTGCTCTATGAGGACCGATTAGTGCCATACAATCCTTTCTTTGCTCTGCAAGAGAGATAAGATAGTTTGCTTTTGCCTGAGATTCTGCTTTTTCAGTACATCCAGGACCCATGATTAGATAATCAACTTCTACTTCATCCTTATTAGATAAGTATGAGTATGCAGTTTGAAGATTTCCTAGAGTTGCTTTAAACTCATCGGTTGCTCCAGCATTACCGTAATTCTTACCACCAGAAAGTGTATAAGATACGTTACCGATTGCAGAGAAAGTTACTCCCTGTGCTGCTTGTCCCCAAGTACCGTCTCCTGTCGAGACTGCGGTAAAGGAAGCAGATGGAACACCAGTATATGCACTGAAACCAGTTGCAACTGGAGTTGTACCGTGAACAGCATCTGCTGCTGCTGATGGACTCTTACCTGCAAATACGTTAGCAGAGAAGTCAGCAATATAATCCTTGTAGTAAACTTTCAGCGGAGAGTTAACTGCAGAAATCGTATCTGTTGCCTTAGAAAGACTGATATGCTTTTCAAGGATATTACCCTGAATTCCTGTTACAGAACCCTTATCATCAACAACAACTACGTGAATACCATCATTATAACCATTTCTTGTGGTTACAAAGTTGTTTGCAGTTGGTCTTGGAGCAATAGTCTTCCAGAAAACTGTGGAGTTAGTAAGTCCAAGAGTTTGCTGGTCATACCAGTCAACAACTGTAGCGACTGCAACAGGAGTAGTTGCAGAAGAACCAGTGTTAGTACCATTACTTGCAACAAATACTAGAGTATCTGATGTGTCAAATGAAGCGTATTGTGTTCCTTCTTGATATGCAATTTTGGTTTCTGTTGCACCACCACCAACTGTTTCTACGCGAGAAACAATTTTAACATCAACTGTGCTAGCACCTGCAGTTGAGGTCGTAAAACCTGTAATAATTCCCTTGAGATAACCGGTGAAAGAACTAGTAGAACCTGAACCGGGAACTGTTGCACCAGCAATAGCGGCGGTAACACCTGCACCAACCGTAACGCCCATTGCGCCAAGATCAGTTGTAGTAATTCCGATTGTCTGGTCTGCAAAGTCGTCGATAACACAAACTTTCAGGTCATCTGCCCAAGTACCAGGGTTTCTAGCAGCCCAAGTAAAGTCTGTTGCTGTATCGTGGTTCTCTGAATAGTCGTCGTAGTTCTCAATTAAGAGTGTAGTTGTAGCAGCAATACCAACACCTGCATTCGCATTGTTAAGTGTGGTTCCAGATGCTCTTACTACCTTCAGAACGCCACCGTAAGAGAGGTATGAGGAAGCAGACATCCAGTACTCATACTGGTTACCGCTTGCTTGTGGTTTACCGAATACATCGATAAGTGCTTGCTCATTGTCAACCTGAATGGGTTCATTCACTGGACCGATCGCGAAAGGACCCGCAATTGCTCCAATATTATCTAAAACATTATCAACTCTACCCTTGGTTAAATCAACTTCTCTGACGAGTACGCCTGGAGATAATTGAGGAGTCGCCATTTTTTTCTCCGTA